ACGTCCATATGACCCGCTCCAGCAGGTCGACCACATAGGTTCTCGCCGACTTGGCGATGCTGCCGACGGGCGGCAGGTTCAGATCGGACATGGTCACTTCTCCTCTGTGAGTACTTCACCGAGCCGGTCGAGCGCCGCACGAGCGCCCGCCTCCGCCGCGGCCTGGATCTCCGCGGCGTCGAGCCCGCCGCCCTGGGCGAGCGCGGCAACTGCCGACGACAGCGCGCCGACCTGCGCTGTCAGTGCGGCCGTGGTTCTGTCAATCCGCCGCGCGACGGCCTCGACGTTGGCCAGCGCCTGCGCCCCGGACAGGGTCGGATTGTCGTCGCGGGTCCCAGGGTTGACGTTCTGGACCAGGCCGTCGGTCTGCCACACCTTTTGGGGCAGAACCTTGACGACCGCGGCTGCGATCTCGTCGGCGGTGGGCATGTCGTCCTCCTCGATGGGGGCGCCGCCCTTGGCGAGCGCGATCAGCCTGCTGAAGTCGATGCTGCCGGGGTCGCCGTGGTCGTTCTCCGGGACGTGCATGTGACCGCACACGCCCTTGAAGTTCGACCACTGCGCGCCGCTCATCCGCTGCCCGGCCCCGTTCGCATACGAGCTGGGGTACGGCGGCCACGCTGCCGGCCCCGACAGCGGCACCCCATGCTCGGTGTTCATCCACCGCAGGAACGAGGCGACCTCGGCGAGTGCCCAGTCCGGGGCCTCCGGCCAGAAGATGTGAGGGGAGGACCCCCACTTCGCGTGCGTGCCCGGGTCGCACGTACCGACGAGTTCGACCTGGCAGACGTTCAGCGTGTTCGTTTCCACCCCGCCCGCCAGATTCCGCAGCGCGCGCGAGCTGGTCTCGATGTCGAAGTGCTGGAACCAGTCCAGCCGCCGGGCCGCGAGGTCGGGCACCGCGGTCAGGTTGGGAGCGCTCGAGCCGCCACCGTAGTCGGGCAGCGTCCGGCCCTCGGTGGTGTGGAGGACAACGACGTTGACCTCCATCGGGCTGCCCGGGTAGTCGTCCTGGTACCAGTACGCCAGCGAGGCGCCCGGATACTTCTGTGGGCCAGTGCCCATGAGAGCCTCCTCAGACCTCGGTGATCGTCTGCTGGTAGCGGCGGGCGATCACCTGCACCACACCCGTCCCGCCCGCGACCGCAGCCCGGACCGCGTTCACGATGTCCATCTCGTCGACCACCGCGCCCTCCTGGTCGATCGAATCGATCGCAGCCGACACGATCGTCGACCCCTCGCCGTCGCGGCCGAGGATGATGTAGTTCGCCACAGCAGCCCCCTATGCGATCCGGTCGAGGCGGAGCGCCGAGTCCGTGTACACGGTCACGGCAGTCGCGTCGGACGTCTGCTGGCTCCACTTCAGGGCGAACGTGCCCCCGGTGCTGCCGACGCGGAGCGTGAGCCCGATCTGCACGACGAGGATGGAACCCACACCCAGGCAGCCCACGCTGCGCTGGTTGAGGATGATGTCCAGCGACTCCGCCCGGATCGGATAACCACGCGACGACGCCGTATCGAGCTGCGCTACACCGGTGTTCGAGAACGCGATCACCGGGCTGTGGCCGACACCCCAGCCGTACCACTCGCCATCCGCACCAGACGGAATCGTCCACGTCACCAGCAGATCCGCAGCCGTCGGACCGTCGTACTTGATCCAACCCGTGCACTGATAGACGGCATTCGCGTCCACCGTCCACGTCAGATGCGGATCATCCGCGGGGGTCGTGGTCGCGGCCCGGCTTGTGTCGGACGTCTTCCGCGCCCACTGCGGCAGCATGCTTCGCAGGAGACTCGCGGTGAGACGCTGGCCACCCGCCAGCGTGGGGTACTGCTCAGCCATCGTGCCCCCTTACAGAGGTAGGTAGGTGGGAGTAGCGAGAGATATCGGCGCGCCCGCGGCATGCGCCTTCACGACGCCGTTCACGGAGCGGGTCACGGTCAGGGTCTGCGGGTTGATCACCCGCAGGTTGTCGTAGGAGACGACCGGGTTGACGTTGGTGTTCGTGGACGCGGAGATCGACCGTGTCCCCAGGAACGCGGCCGTCGACAGGCTGCTGTCCGTTGCGGTGACCTGCCAGCTCCCCGCAGGCTCCGTGACCGTGGCCAGCCACGCCCGCGCCCGCAGCGTCGCCCCCTGCACCTGGAACCGCACCCGCACCCACGTGCTCGCCGGGGTGTACGTGTCCGTCAGGGAGAACGTGGCGAGCTGCGTCTCGACCGCGCCGACGAACTTCCGCAACGACAAGATCAGCGCGTTGGCCGTCGTGAACTCCAGCCGCACGGTGTAGAAGTTGCTGCTGTCCATGTAGCGGGCGGACAAGCCGCCGAACAGGGACCCGCCCGTCGCGGCGGCCGAGGTGAGGATGTCGCCGCGCATGTCGACATCCGCGAACGTCGCATCCGTGAAACAGCGGCGCGACGCGTTCGTGGTGGCCAGCGTGTGCGTACCCACGGTGCCGGTCACGTTGTAGTCCGCGGACGTGCCACCGCCCGTCGACCACACCTGCGACGTATCCGACGTGCCCCACCCGTTCGACACCGACCGGGCGAACGTATCCGACAGCCAGTCGCTACCGGCCGTCGCCGTCATCACCTCGCCACCCATACGGATCCGGAACGGGAACTCCGCCGTGTCCGTCGTCCACAGCAGATCCTCGCCCGGAGCAGGCGCCACCACCAGCGACGTCGCCGACGACGACACCGCCGACACCAGCACAGAGTCGATATCGATCCGGGTCTCCGCCGCGTCCAGCACACCCACCGACGAATACGGGGAAGCCGGCGCGCACACGAAGGACAGCCGATGCTCGAACCGGTTGATCGTCTCGGTCATGCCGAGGACGAGTTGATCGATGGTGTCGGGTGGCAGCCAGTCGGGCGGGTCGGTGATCTGGATGCGGTCGCCGAGGCGCAGGCCGAGGATGGCGCGCCGCATGTCGGGGGTGATGGAGCTGTGGGCGAGGTTCACGCTGATCTGCGGGAAGCGCGCCTCATCGACCGTGCCAAGGTGCACACGCCACGCGGCATGATCGAGGAGGGTCGGCGTATCCGACGTGGCCAAGTTCAGGGTGAGGCCGGACGTCTCGCCGTACCGGCCGATCGCCGCCGTACCCAGCGGGCCCTCGGTCCGTTCGTAGGTCGCCGAGACGCCGCCCACGGTGACCGTCAGCATGTTCTGCGTCGACCGGTCATCGTCCACCGGAACCGGCGTCTCCGACAGATTGAAGCCCGGGTACGACAGGACCAGCGCCGGGTCCTGGTTGTACAGCGACGCCCGCGTCCGGTACCCCAGCCCGAGCACAGCCCGGTTCTCGTAGAGCAGCCCGCCATCGGCAAGGCACGCCTCCTGCACCAGCGACAGCAGGTTCTGCCGCGGCTGCGGACCCAACGGCACCGTGTCGTCCAGCGAGCCGACCCAGTCGAAGGGGATCCCCTCCTCCGCGCACAGCCGCTCGATCCGCCGGCCCGCCGCCTCCCCCGTCGGCTGAATCGCCCGCCCGATGTCCTCGATGTCCGTGACCGTCGTCTGTACCGTCACGTGCCCGACCGCGGCAGAGATCACGCCAGCGTCCCCGGCGAGCGTGTCCGGCGCCATCGACACCGACGTCACCCGGGTGACCTGCGTGGACGGCATGCTGATCGCTACGGAGTCGGTGATGCCGGTGTCGACGTCGAGGACCCGCAGCGTGACCGCGAGGGCGGTGCCGCTGTTTGCGACCTCCACCGACACCCGCAGCCGCCTGCCCCGCACATCGAGGCTGAGCGACCCCGTCCCGGGGCCGATGTCGGCCTGGTCGCCGTCTTTGAGGAGGATCGTCATCGTGCCCGGCCCGCCATACGTGCCGACGCCGCCAGGCGGGTCGTTGTAGTGGACGTCCAGGTAGGCCACCGTGTAGGCGCCTTCGTTCACCGCGATCCGGGAGATCACGTCGAGGTTCGTGAAGCCAGCGGCGGGGACGGCGAGGAGGTACCGCACCTGGTACTGGGTGACGCTGGTGGTGTCGTACTTGGCGACGCCCCCGGTCAGCGAGGCGCCGGTCAGCGTGGGCAGCGGGTCCGACGCACCGAACCCGTCATACGCGGCCAGCGAGGGCGCACCCGTCCACGTCATCGGCGAGCCGTTGACCAGAGCCGACTCCAGCGACGTCGCCCCCGACGCATCCTCACACGGCCAATACCCCACCAGACCCGTCAGATCCGGCTCGGTGATCGCCCGGTAGATGATGCTGCGCTCCGGCGCCGGACCCTGCGCAAGACGCTGCATCGGGCCCGCGATGACGATGTCCACCCAGACGTCGTTGCCGGACTTCTCCCAGTCCACCGACCAGTCGGACACCTCGCCCCACAGCCGGTAGGACTTGCCGCCCAGCCCGTCCGGGACAGAGATCCGCATCCGGGCGTTCCGCCAGTTCAGCAGGCTGTAGTACGGACCCGTCGGATTGCGGGGGCTGAACCGGCCGTCGGTGTTGCGGAGTTGCAGCGTCGCCGTCGCCCGCTCCGTCTGAGAGCCCTCACCGCCCTGAATACCGTACTTGATCTCGATCTTGCCGGAGTCGTCGCGGACCAGCACATACCCGGCCGCCGCGAGATCGATCCACTCCCCGCCGACGAGCAGCTCCACCATGACCGGCTCGCCATTCGACACCTCCCCAGTAGCCCGCACCGGGCCGGGAAGGTTCGAGAGCCGCCGCCGGTACGCGGTGACGAGCTGGACGAGGGAGGACGGCATGCGGTCAGCCCACCTGCTCGAAGGTGATGAAGCAGCGCATGTCCGCCGCCGTGGTCGGGGTCGTGGCCCGTATCCGCAGGAACCGGGAGACGGCGACGATGGGCATGGCAGTCGGCATGAACGTCTTCACATAGGTGAGGCCCGACTCCTGCGACACCGACGACAGCGACACCGAATCGAACGGACGCGTCGCCGCGATCGCGCCCTCAACAGTGGCGGTGTAGCCCGTAAGTGACGTGCCTCCCACGCACAGGGACGCGGGCCCGTTGGGGTCCAGGTTGACGATGCCGGTGGCGGTGGTGTGAGCCGTCACCGTCGCCGCCACATCCGTCTGGAGCAACTCCACCACACCGTCCGCGCCCGGCGGGTCGTCGAGAGAGAACCCCCACTCGATAACCCGGATCTGTGTGCTCGACGGCGTCGCCACCTGCACCATCGTCTTGATCGCGGTTCCCGTCGTGACGCTGGCCAGCGCGGCCGTCGTCGGAGCCGGGCCATTCCACACTGTGTAAGGCACTCTTCGTCCTCTCCTACATGCCGCGAGGCGGCTGCAACGTCGCCTGAATCGACCCCCGCGAACGCACGGCCTTACGCCCCGCGTCCACCCACAACTCGCCGAACTCGCGGTCTCCGATCCGCACCTGAATCACCAGCGGCGGGCCATCCCCACCCCCGCCCGCAGCCACCGGCGCAGAGCGAGGCGCGCCGCTGCCGCGGGGGGTGTTGAGCATCGACGCCCACGCGCCCTGAGCCATCCGCCGCGAATCCGGCCCGGACCACACGCGGGACCCGGACGGCAGGTCCAACAGCTCCGGCCCCTGCTCACCCACCCACGTCAGATCCGAACGAATCCCACCCGACGCAGCAGCACCGACGATCCCGCCGGCCGCCTTCCCCTTCCGCGTCTTGAACGCGCCCTCGATGAGCTTCTCCATCGTGGTGGTCAGCTTGCTCATCGCGCCCATCAGGGACTTCTGCTGCGCGCCGAGGGTCTTGACGACCCGCTCCTGCTGTGCGATCGCCTTCCCGTACACGGCATCCGCGGTCGTCTTCCCCGCAGCGCTCGCGGCCGCCGCGATCTGCGACTGAAGATCGTTCATCGTCGCGATCTCGCTGGAACTCGCGCCGAGCAGAGCGCCCGCCGTCTCCAGCCCGCCACCCGCAATGCCAGCCTCGGCAACCTGCTGAAGCAGCGACGCGGACAAGCCCTTGCTCTGAAGCTGCTTGAGCGCGGACGCGAACGCGGACGCCTTGTCCCTGCTCTCGGTCAGGCCGCCCATGATCGAACCGACCGTGACCAGGCCACCGCTGTTCGCACCGCGGGTGATGTTCGCCGACGTGAGGATGCCGGACCGCACCGAGCTGGACACCTGCGCCGCCGCCGACCGCAGGTCGGACAGCTTCGACTTGGCCTTGTCCATCTCCTTCCCGACCGCGGTGAGCTGCTTCTCCCAGCCGATGAGCCTGCGGCCGGTGGAGTCGAGCGCCTTCAGTAGGCCCTTCTCCAGCGTGCCGTGCGTCGCCTTGCGGATCGTGGACGCCCACTCGCTGAGCGCACCCACCAGCGACGACAGGCTGTCCGGGCTGGCCAGCGATGAGTTGAACGAGCTGCGGGAGTAGCCCGCCATCCGCCCGAAGTGCGAGATGCCGAGTGCGCCCATCGCGCCTCGCCGGGCCTCCGCCTCGCCCTTGGAGACACTGCCGCCCTTCGCGAAGCGCGGCATGTCGAGCCTGCCGTCGTTGAGGAGCTGGAGGAACTTCTCCCCATACTTCTGCACAGACGCGGCCTTGATGACGAACTCGCCGTTGCTGAGCCAGGGCGCGAGGACGTCGTCGGACGTACCCGTGCCCGGCCCCTGCACCAGGCCGCCCTCCGCGTACCGGAAACCCTTCCCGGTGTAGAGACCGCCGGTCGCGCCGACGATGTCGTGGACGGACTTGTACGTCTTCGAGTTGGTGATGATCGTGTTGATCGTCTTGTTGTAGAGGTACGTCGTCGCGGTCTTCCCGTTCAGCCGGTTCATCGCCGACGACACGGCATCGATGCTGCCGATCGACTGGCCGTTCGCTGTCGTGACCTTCGTGCGACCGTCAGGGAGCGCCTCGGTCTTGTAGCCCACCTTTTCGAGAGCCGCGATGGCAGCCGCGCTGAGGGTGGTGACCGTGACTTCCTTCGCGTCCGGCGTCGCCCGGATCGCCTCCCGCACCTCGCCCAAGCCCGTAAGGGCCGCGTCACGCTCCAGCTTGATCGCAGTTTTGACGGACTCGGGTGTCCCGAGAAGCGTGTTGACGTACTCGGTCGCCTTGTCGGTGTTGCCCTTGAACGCATCCGTCGCGAGCCGCATCATCTCCTCGCGCAGGGTCTGCGACTTCTTCGTCATCGTGGCGAAC